GAAGGTTTTGCTGGAACAGGCAAACTGTTTGAAATAAGTGATGATGGTTTAGATGAAGATGCCTCAGATATTGAGAAAATGCAGCTTCTTTTGCTTGAAGACACGCACAATAACGCTTATCTGAACAATGTATCATCAATTGTCAAGTTAGCAGAGATATTTGGTACTGGTGTTGGGGAAGTTTTAGTCAAAACTGAGATGGAACGTGTCCCTACTACCAAAGAAGTGCCAGATCAAGGCATAGCAGAGGTTGGTGTCACCGAAAGAGAGAAGATATCCATAAAAATTAAGCCGGTAAACCCTAGAAATCTCTTAATTGACCCAAATGCTGACTCAATTGAGGAATCTTTAGGTGTAGGCGTAGAAGAGTACCTCAGTTATCATCAAGTTATCAGAGGAATGGCTTCTGGTGTTTATCGAAAGGTAGATGTCAAGCCTTCTTATGATGACGATGATTTAGATGACTCACAGCTTGAAGATACTCAATACCGTGATGATAAAGTTAAAGTTATCCGATATTATGGGCTAGTACCTAGAGATTTACTAGAAAAATCAGGAGAAGTAGAGCAAAGAGCAGAAGAACTGTTCCCTGATGACGATGAAGCATCAGAAATGGCTGATTTGGTTGAAGCTATAGTAGTTATCGCCAATGATTCTCAGCTTTTGAAGGCAGAACGCTCACCGTACATGATGGAAGATAGACCTGTTATTGCCTATCGACCAGAGGTACGTCCAGGACGCTTCTACGGGGTTGGAACAGTAGAGAAGGCATATAATATGCAAAAGGCTATTGATGCCCAACTGCGTAGCCATATGGACTCCCTGGCACTAACAACAGCACCTATGATGGGTATTGATGCTACAAGATTGCCGAGAGGCATGAAGTTTGAGGTTAGACCTGGTAAAAACATCCTAACTAACGGAAACCCCGCAGAAATATTAGTACCGTTTAAATTTGGAAGTACCGATGCCTCAAACTATGATACAGCTAAAGGGTTTGAGGCAATGCTGCTGCAAGCAACAGGCACACTAGACTCGGCAGAGTTGGTCAAGAGCGCAGCAGGTGGAGGAGGACAAAACAACGGTATGGGTATGTCGTTAGCTATGTCTGCTATTGTCAAGAAGAATAAAGTGGCAATGGCATCGTTTCAGGATGACTTCATCATTCCAATGGTTAAGAAGGTTGCGTATCGCTATATGCAGTTTGACCCAGAGCGTTACCCAATGAAAGACTTTAAGTTTACCACAATGTCCTCTATTGGGTCTATTGCTAGAGAGCATGAACAACAACAGCTAATAGGGTTGCTTCAGACGCTTGGTCCTAACTCACCCATTGTTCCTATCATCTTAAAGAGCATTGTATCTACCTCTGGTTTGTTGAACAGAGAAGAGCTGGTATCACAACTAGATCAGATGTCTCAGCCTAACCCACAAGCTCAAGAGATGCAGATGCAACAACAACAGGCTCAGATGCAATACCTCGCTGCTCAGACTGCTGAGCTACAAGCTAGAGCTGCTGAGTCTATGGCTGATGCTCAAGAGGCACAAGCCAGAGCGCAGAAACTTATGGTTGAGGCTTCTCTTATGGAAGATAAGGTTAAAACGGACATGATCCGTAACCTATCAGCTAACATTAAAGATGAGGATACTAACGAGTTTACTAAGAGAGCTAAGATTGCGGATATCTTGATTAAAGAAAAAGATATTGAATCTAAGGAAAGAATAGTTGAGAGACAGATGCAAGAAAAAAGAACCAGACAGTAAATAATGCTTGACTTTGTTGTTCATTTGTGGTATAATGCCGTAACATTATGTAAATGAGAATCATTCTCATTCTAATACTCATTATTATTTAGGAGAACTCCATTTGGATAAAGAACTCCAGGCGTACTACGAAGCAAGATTTGAAATGATGGCAACAGAGGGTTATATAGATTTGTTGGCAGATATTGAAACAATGATTGAAGAAAGAAACAACGTAATGGCTACAAAAGGGCTTGAAGACTTGCACTTTCGTAGAGGACAGTTAGACGTTTTACATTGGATGAGAACTCTCAAAAAGCTTTCTGAAGAAGCCTGGGAGCAACTAAACAATGAGTAAACGGATATATGAATTTAGGTGTGAACAGAATCATACCGCAGAGAATTATATTGATGAGAAGATAACCACGATTTCGTGTCCTACTTGTCAATGTGCAGCACCTCGTATTATCTCAGCACCACGTATTGCTTTAGAGGGAGTCACTGGTGACTTTCCAACAGCAGCAGACGCATGGGCTAGGAAGCACGAGCAAGCAACAAGAATCGCTGAAAAACGTAGAGACTGAGCGTCAGTGATATTTTTTATTTCCTATAATCACAATGTGACAGGAGTTTTTATACATGGCTAATTTTGAAGATCCGATTGAAGAAAATCTTGACTTTACACCTGATGAAGTAGGTGATGATGATCCTACTGAACAGGTGCAGGTAGAAGCACAACAGGAACCAGCACCAGAGGATAACCCTGAAGATGATTTACCTGAAAAGTATCGTGGTAAGTCTACAGCACAAATTGCTAAGATGCACCAAGAGCTAGAAAAGCTCAACGGTAGGCAAGCTCAAGAAGTTGGCGAACATCGAAAGTTCGTTGATGAAATGCTCAAGCGGGAACTCTTAAAAAATACAGCAAATAAACAGTCATCAGAAGAGATTGAAGACCCAAACGAGAAATTCTTTAAAAAACCAACAGAAGCTATGGATGAGTATTTATCCAATCATCCGTCCATTAAACAGGCACAAGAAAATGCCTTGATAATGAAAGCTCAATCTGCTCAACAGAATCTGCAACAACAGTTTCCTGATTATGTAGAAGTGATAAAAAACCCACAGTTTAAAGAGTGGGTAGATGCTTCTCCTATTAGACAAAGACTGTACGATGATGCAGACGATAGGTATGACGTAGCTGCTGCAACTGAATTAATCAGCACCTGGAAAGCTATTTCAGGTGTTAGGCAACCAGAACAGCAGCCAATCACTACTGAAGTAAAAGAGAATAGAAGTAAATCTCTTAAAGCTGCCTCTGTTGATACAGGAACTTCTTCTATTAGTTCACAAAAGAAATACTCTCGAAAGGCTATTCAAGAACTTCTAAAAAACAACCCTGATAAATATTATGCACATTCAGAGGAAATCCTTCAGGCTTACGCAGAGGGACGAGTCTACAATTAACTTAAAGGAAATAAGAAATGGCACTAGGTACTAATAATGTAACAACCACTACCGCAGCGAAGTTTATCCCTGAGATTTGGAGTGATGAGATTGTTGCCGCATACAAGGCTAATCTTGTTGCAGCAAACTTGTTCTCCAAGATGTCTTTCAAAGGCAAAAAGGGTGATGTACTTCACATTCCTAAACCAACTCGTGGAGCAGCCTCTGCTAAATCAGCATCAACTCAGGTCACACTGATTGCTGCTACAGAGAGTGAAATCCTCGTTAACATTAACAAGCATTATGAATACTCACGTTTCATTGAAGACATCGTAGAGACACAAGCACTAAGCTCTTTGCGTAAGTTCTACACTGATGACGCTGGTTATGCTATTGCTAAACAGGTTGATACTGACCTTGTACGGCTTGGTCGTTTGGTTAACGGTGCTACACTTGGCACTGATGACTACGCTACTTCTAACACAGCTACTAAAGCATGGATCGGTTCTACGGGTGCAACTGCTTATAACTCTACGTCTTCAAACGCTGCTGCGCTTGCTGATGCAGGGATAAGACGTTCAATCCAAAGGCTCGATGACGCTGATGTACCTATGTCAGATCGTGTTTTACTTGTTCCACCTACAACCAGAAATACTTTAATGAGCATTGCTCGATTTACTGAGCAAGCGTTCACTGGTGATGTGGGTTCAAGCAACACAATCCGTAATGGTTCTGTTGGTGATGTATATGGTGTTAAAGTATTTGTATCTACCAATGCTGACTTTGGTGCAGGTAGTTCAGGTGCTGACCGTATTTGCTTGATGGCTCATAAAGATGCTTTCTGTCTTGCTGAGCAAATGGGCGTACGTTCACAGACCCAGTACAAGCAAGAGTGGCTTGCAACATTGTTCACGACAGATATGCTTTACGGTGTAGCTGAGTTGCGTGACGATGCTGCTGTAGCTTTGGCTGTACCTGCTTAACCAGTAAGTTGTAATACCTCCCCAGGCTCATAAGGTCTGGGGAGTTTTCATAAGTCGTTCATCCATCAGGACGGAAGTAGGGAGACCGAAGGAACGCACCTATACCTTTAGCGAGGAGGGTGATATGCTTTGGACAAATTACTGCCGCAAGAACGAGATTAAAAGGCACGAAAGAGATAAGTTAATTAAAATACTCTGGAGAAACATGATGTGGACTAAACCTGAATATACAGAAATGAGATTTGGATTTGAAGTAACTATGTACATCGCAAATAGATAGGGACAGTTAAATGGCTATATATAGAGGCCCAGGTGGATCAGGAGACGCTACAACAGACGCTGCTAATCAGGCATCCGTAGCTTCTAACAAGGCTGCTGAGGCCGCTATATCAGCTACCGCTGCCGCTGGTTCAGCCAGTTCTGCTGCAACATCTGCATCTACTGCAACAACACGAGCATCTGAGGCTTCTACTTCTGCCACTAATGCTTCTAACTCTGAAACTGCTGCCGCAAGCTCAGCAACAGACGCTGCTGCTTCTTATGATTCTTTTGACGACAGGTACTTAGGTGCTAAATCATCTGACCCTACCCTTGACAATGACGGTGATGCTTTAAGTGCTGGTGCATTGTACTTCAATACTGTTTCTAATGTCATGCAGACCTACACAGGTTCTGCGTGGCAGTCCATAAACACTGGTACTGGTCTACAAGCGTCTAACAATTTATCTGATGTATTAAGCGCAAGTACTTCTAGGGATAACCTAGGATTAACTATAGGTACTGACATCCAGGCTTTTGACTCTGTTCTTGCAGCTACGACTGCATCCTACACTACTGCTGAAGAATCTAAATTAGCGGGTATCGAGACTGCTGCAACTATAGATCAAACAGGTGCTGAAATTAAGGCTGCTTATGAGGTAGAAGCT